AAGGCGGACCGTGAGGAAGTGAAACGCCAGGCGCGAATGGGCAGGAGAATCATCCTCTGACAAGCCTCCTCGCGCATGGCATGGACCAATGCGTAAAGGAGCAGAAAATGAAGAAGTTCTATCTTTTCAACCTGCAGATGTTCGCTGAGGCGGGCACTGTGACCAACGTGACCACCGGTACTGTCAACTCCTACACCGGAGCGACCACCAACACCAACGCGATGAGCGCGGAGATGAAGATCTTCTACAACACGGAAGTTCTGGAGAACAGCCGTGAGAAGATGATCTTCGGCCAGCTGGGCAGCAAGCAGAGCCTGCCTGCGAACCACGGAAAGAGCGTTGAGTGGCGCAAGTTCGACACCCTGCCCCAGGCTGACAAGCTGCAGGAAGGCGTCATCCCTGAGGGAAAGAAGCTGACCACCACCAGCGTCAATGTGCCCATTGACCAGTGGGGCCTGTACGTTTCCATCTCCGACGTGCTGGATATGCACGCCATCGACAACATCATCCTGCATGCGACCGAGGAAGTCGGCTACAGCGCGGGCCTGACCTACGAGAAGCTGATCCGCAGCATCCTGATGACCAACGCGAACGTGCTGTTTGCTGACGTGCTGGACGCCGAGGGCAACTTCGTCAGCACCCCCGCGACCCGCGCCGCGCTGGCCCAGGCGACTGCTAACGTGGCCTACCTGACCCCCCGCATGGTCAACAAGGCTGTTACCATCCTGAAGAAGAACAACGCCCCCACCTTCTCCGGCGGCAAGTACCTGGCTGTTATCCATCCCTCCGTTGCCGAGGATCTGCGCAACAGCAAGGGCTGGATCGAGGCCCACCAGTACGACGCCTCTGCGGAGATCTTTAATGGCGAGATCGGTGAGCTGCACGGCGTGCGCTTCGTGGAGAGCAACCTTGCCCCCATCGTGAAGGAGGGCGAAGTGGCGGTGTACCTGACCATGTTCTTCGGCAAGGACGCTTTCGCGGTCATCGACCCCGAAGGCGCGGGCATGGAGACCATCATCAAGGACCGCAGCGAGATCGGCGGACCCCTGAACCAGTTCAGCACCGTGGGCGCGAAGTTCGAGATGGGCGCCGGCATCCTCTACCCTGAGCGTATGCTGACCCTGGAGAGCCTGTCCAGCTACTCTGACCTGGACGAAGCCAATTAAGGAGGATACCTGCAATGGCTGACAAGGAAGTCAAGACCACCGAAGTGGAGACCAAGCCTGAAGCCGCCAAGAAGCCTGCCAAGGAGCAGAATCCCTGGGCGGTGAAGAAGAAGATCCGCCTGGACAAGAGCCTGGGCGGTGACAAGAAGTCTGTATACGTCGCGGTGAACGGCCGCGCCTACAACGTGCCCACGGGCAAGGAGTGGGAAGTGCCGCTGCCCATCTACGAGCAGCTGAAGCGCATGGAAATCCAGATGGACATGCTGGACGAGGTGCGCGATGACATCGCGAAGGAAGCGAAGGAAAACATGAGCCGCAACATCGGCTGACCCGCAAGGGGGATGGGGACAACCCCGTCCCCCTTTTTGTTACGAGGAGGAATAGCATGACCATACAGGCTGCCATCGACACGATCGATATGCTGAAACCCAACATGATACCGCCGAATCAAAAGGTCGCATGGATGAGTGACCTGGATGGAATGATCTGGCGGGAAATCATCATGAAGCACGAAGGTGTGCCGGACGGCATTTGTTTTGAAGGATACGACCAGGACACAGAATTCGGTGTGACACTTCTTGCACCGGAACCATACGCAGACATATACCGCCACTACATGGCGACGCAGATAGATATAGCAACACGGGAAACAAATGAGTACACCAAGGACATGCTGCTGTTCAACAACGCATGGCAGACGCTATGCGATTACTGGACAAGAGAGCATATGCCCAAGAGCAAAGTGACAGAACTGCGATTCTGAGAGGAGGAAAATATGGCATTTTTCCCTGAGCTGCCGATGTGGGAAACGGCAACCATCAACACAAAAGCCTTCCTGGGGCTGAACCGCGGACTGTCCATTGCAGATGGAGAAATGGCAGACATGCTCAACATGAGCGGTGATCATTATCCTGTCCTGTCCACCCGCAAGCCGCGCGCGATGCACACATGGCCCGAGGGCGGAGAAAACAGGTTTGCAACGCCGCTGAGCGGGATGCTGGGCACGGATCGCCTGATCCTCTGCCATGAGGACAAGGTGTATATGGACGGCGCGGAAATGCCGATCAAGCTGTCAACGGACGAAAGCATGCAGCCCAAGCACCTTGTGAGCATGGGCGCGTATGTATGCATCTGGCCGGACAAGAAGTACTTCAACGTCACCAACCCGGAAGACAGCGGGGACATGGGAAAGAAATGGGGACCGGAGGGGGATGCTACCATTTATGCGATGATGTGCCGCAAGGACGGCACGAATTATGACGAGGACAGTATCACCATCAGCGAAACTGCGCCGGCGGAACCGGAGGACCGGCAGATGTGGCTGGACACATCCGGTGAAACAGATGTGCTGAAGCAGTACAGCGCCATGCACCAGGAGTGGATCCAGGTAGCGACTACCTACATCAAGATTCAGGCGGACGGGATCGGCAAGGGGCTGAAGGAATCCGACGTGGTGCACATCAGCGGCGCCAAGGTGAAGGGCGAAGCTGCACCAGCAGCGGAAGCAGGAACCGAAACACTTCCCTACCCTACAGACGATTTCCACCTGTACTCTGCATTCAATACAACCCACATGGGCGGAACCAACTGGGTGAGCAGCACTGCCAATATTGCAGAGAGGACAAAAACCTTCAAGGTGGACGGGATCCCGGAAGGAGCGGCGGTGACCAGCGCAGTGCTGAAAGTGACAGCCGGATCATCCGCATATGGAGCGAAGCTTCTGACGGTCAATGGGACATCCATCAAGGAAGGACAGGAAAACGAGGTGCCGGTGGAGGCATCGGGAAATGGAGAGTACTCCTTCCTGTTCCGCTTTCAGAGCAACAACGACGCGAATGTCAGCGGTCAGCACGGTGGCTCCGTAAGCTTCACGGGCGTTGTGCTGGAAATCACATATGAAGTAACCGCAACGCCGGCGGATGCAGATGTGGACTTTCTGAACACGACGAACATCCTGTATGGATGCGGAGATAACTACATCATCGTGGCAGGTCTTTTGAGGGCCGCTGTGACGCTTGCAGAGAGCCTTGCGGTGGAACTGAAGATCCCCGACCTGGACTATGTGTGCGAGGCGAACAACCGAATCTGGGGATGCTCCTACGCAAAGATCGACGGAACGCTGACCAACGAGATCCGCTGCTGCGCGCTGGGTGACTTCCGGAACTGGTACAGGTTCGAGGGGACAAGCATGGACAGCTATGTCATGTCGGTCGGATCGGACGGGAAATTCACGGGAGCATACAGCCTGCAGGGCGTGCCGCTGATGTGGAAGGAAGGATTCCTGCACAAGATAAGCGGCACACAGCCAAGCAACTTCACGCTGAACACACTCAAATGCAGAGGCGTACAGGACGGCTCCTGGCGGTCGCTGGCGGTGGTGAATGAAACGCTGATGTACAAGGCCGCAACAGATGTGATGGCCTACGACGGTGCTATGCCCTACTCCGTCAGCGAAAAGCTGGGGACGGAGCGCTACTACGAAGCGGTGGGCGGCGCACAGCGGGACAAATACTACATCAACATGAGGGACAGCCGGATGCAGTACAGCACCTATGTGCTGGACACTGCGAAGGGGCTGTGGTACCGGGAAGATAATCGGCGTATCCCGCTGATGGCCTCTGTCAGCAATGAGCTGGTGATGGCGGTGGAGGAAGCAGGAGAAACGCTGCTGCAAAACGCTGCAAAAGCACAGGAAGGCGTGAACGATCAGCCCTGGAGCGCGACGTTTGGCATCTTCGGATTCGAATTTGAACGGAGCAAATATCTGTCCCGATTCAATATCAGGGCACAGATGGTGGCCGGCAGCGTGATGCACTTCGACATCCAGTACGACTCCAGCGGAGAATGGGAACGCATGGGGACGATGAAAAGCAGGACACTGCAGACGTTCACGCTGCCGATCATCCCGCGGAGGTGCGATCACTGCCAGGTGCGAATCAGCGGCGTGGGAGATGTGAAGATCTATTCCATCGCAAGGGTATTCGAGGAAGGAGGAAACTGATGGCGACTTATCATGAAGTGCCGAGGCCGGAGCGGCCAAGGGGGACGGACGAGCAACGTTGGGAGCAGGTATACAGATACCTGTTCCGGCTTTCTGAACATCTGGAGCACATCATCAACAACCTTGTGAAGGAAGGAGAGATAGAAAATGAGCAGAAAACCGTATGACGAATTCACCAACTATGGGACAACAATCGGACCAGAACAGACAAGAGGAACGACAAGTGAACAGCAAAAATACGCTTATCCCATTGGCCCAATATGGCCTGAAGGCATGAAAGACCAAAGCTTCGAAGAAATAGCATATAACTACCCAACGGCACCAACAAGAACGACAGCGGAAAGAACATCAACAAGCGTTGGGGGAGGAACAACAGGCGCCGGCGGCGCGACCTACACTGTCAACGCGGGTAACCAGCCCTATGTCAACCAGCTTAACGCGCTGTACGATCAGATCATGAACCGCAAGCCCTTTCAGTATGACCTGAACGGAGACCTGCTATACCAGCAGATGGCGGACCAGTATGCGCAGATGGGCGCGCAGGCGTCCCGCAATGCGATGGGGCAGGCGGCGGCACTGACGGGCGGCTACGGGAACTCCTACGCACAGCAGGTGGGTACACAGGCGAACCAGCAGTACATGACGGCGCTGAATCAGAACATCCCGGAT